AGAACCGGTCGCCTTCGGTCTGCGTCTGCATGACCTCGAATGTGCCGCGCTGGTTGCCGACGCGGTAGGCCCGCCCGACGCCGCGCAAGTAGTCCAGCAGGTCAACGCCAGCGGCCGCAGGTGAGCCGACGACGACAGGGGTGTACGAATGATACGGCCGTGGCGGTGCATCGCCTGGAGGCGGCTCCTGAGGCGGCTGAGGGGCTGCCACGGGCCGGGCGAAGTCTACCGTCCAGTAGTGGCCCCACGGCCCCAGCCCGGTCGCGTAGCCGACGCCGACATCGGTCATGCCCGCGTCCAGCACGATGCCGACGTGGGCGGGCGAATTGAGCCACCACTGCACCATCGGCGGGATGTCGCCCGCCCAGCCCCAGCCGACAACCTCGCGCCACTGGGTCGGTGCATAGCCCGCCTCGCGGATGCGCTGCTCGATGGTTGACCCGTCGCTACCGGTGTGGAACGCTTGGCCCTCAGTCAGCCAGGGATGCGCCGCCATGTCGGCCGCATGACGCCCGGCCGCGTCGCCTAGCCGCTGGTCGGCCATGAGTGCATGGACGCCCCGCGCCGCCCTCGCCGCGTTAATGGCCGCCAGCATGTCGTATTCGTGGTCACTCATCATACCGCACCTCGATCCGCAGCGGCCGCCCGTGCTCGGCCGTCAACCGCTGCCACAGCCCGGCGTCCAGTTCGGCCACAATATTGTTCGTCGTCATCCAGTCGGCCCCCTGACCGTCGCCCGGCCCGCCACAGTCGGCCACCAGCACGGCGTACTCATCCCCGCCCGGCGCGACCAGCGTCGCCATTTCCCCGACCCGCTTACAGTCATTGACGGCAATGTACCCATCGGCGTATATCCAGCGCGAGGGCGGGATGCTCCACCAGTTACCCGTCTCTAGGCGGTATTCAACCGTCGCCTCCATCACCCCCGGCGCGTACGCCGACGCCCAGCCGCCGACAACAAGGCCCACTACCATTACTAGCTCGCCCATATGTTCTACGATGCCCTCATAGCCGCCTACAACGGCCCCAGGGCGACGCAGCGTGTCGTGTGGCTATGTTGCTGCCCTGTGACGCGCGATCGCCCATTAAGCGCAAAAGACAGCCGCCGGGCCGGAGGAGGGGAGGAACTCACGACCCGGCGGCCGCTGGAATCGGCCTCGCGGCCGGGATTCCCTACAGTTGCTCCGCCGTCGTGCGCGTCGGCTTAACCGTCAACAGGTACGCCGCCTGGTTGGCCACGGCCGCGGCAATGAACAGTTGTGCCAGCGTCCAGATGCCCGCCTCGTCACACGTCACGCCAACCTGCCACGGCGTGTAGCACCCGGCCAGGTAGAGCAGCCCGGCCGCCAGCGCCAACAGCACCAACATGACCAGCGCCTTGCGCGTCGGCTCCAATGCCTCATACCAGCCCCGCAGCCCCGGCGCGTACCCGAACAGCAGCGCCAGCAGCGTACCGGCTAAACTCGCAACGATATTGTTCGTCATGTGTCATTCCTTGCCGCGCTAGGCGGCTTGTTATTGAATGCCCACCCCTCTCTGAGCGGCAACTCTGTGAATTGCCTTTGTATACGGCTCGTCTAATTGCTGGACGCGCGGCTCTAACTCGTAAAACGGTATGAGGCTACGGTGCGTGTCATTGTCCTCACATGCCCAGGCCGACCAGGCATTGTGAACGTCCTCGTTCGTGACGGCCGCGCCCTTTGCTAGTGCCAGGACGGCGTACAGGCGATAAAGATACCTGTCCTCATACCATCCCCCCGGCTCCGGGTCTGTGGTGGACTCCCAATAAATGTCGCGTGCGATTTCATCTATGTAGCACATAATTGCCCCTTTGCCGCGCTAGGCGGCTTGTTCAACTATCTTCGTTTTCAACGCCAACAGCGCCCGGTTCGCGTCGGCCGCGGCCAGCGCTACCGTCGCCAGATGCGCGTCTACTTCGGCCGCCAGCGCCAGCAGCCCGGCCCAGTCCACCGGGGCGGGGAGGGGCGGCTCTGGCTCATCCGGCGGTTCATCTGGCGGGTCAACTGGCGGCGCGTCCACCGCGTCCAGCGCGCCCAGCTTGCCGATGTCGATGACGCCACCGCGCCGCGGCCGCACGTTGTCCACTGCAAACGGTGTTGCAAACGGCGCAACAAGCGCATCGGCGTCGATGTGGATGTTGTCGCCCGGCACGCCCAGCGGCCGCCCGCTGACGGCATTACCGGTGAACCGGACGCCCGCCGCGCTGCTCCTAAATGCCGGCCGGCTTGCGTCCAGCTTGTCCAGAATGAGTACGTTGGCCTCGAATACCCCGGCCACGTTGCCATCGCCCCACGGGTTCTCGGCCACGGTGATGCCGTCGGTCGTATTCGGCCCGGCGACGAACGTGCAACGGCTCACGGACAGGTTACGGACAGTCGTGTTGTAGCCGTCCTGCCCGCCGCCCGACCCCGTTTTCTTCTGATTGCGCACCTCGAACAGTTTGCCCGCGTTCCAGACGACGCAGCGACGCACCGTGATATTCTCCGAGTGCTGCCAGCGGTCATCTTTCGCGCCGCTTTCCTCATCCCCCACGACCATGCCCCCACCCACGTCGCCGTCGCCCTGGGTGAACTCGGCCAGCCCCTGCTGGTACAGCGCACAGTCCTCTACCAGCACATTCTGGGCGCGGTTAGCGACGTACATGAGCAGATGCCGCATATCTCGCACCGTCACGCGCCGGAACGTCACACCTATCGACCGGCTGCCGGCGGCGATACCCTCACCGTAGCCGCGCTCGATGAGCGTGTCCTCTACCAGCACGTCGTGGCATGACTTGAACAGGAAGCAGCCGTTGACCGGGACTTCATACCAGATGCCGCTGAGGGCGATGTCATGGACATGACAGCCGCGAATGGTAATGCCGACAATCGGCGTGCCCGTGCCGTTGGCGCTCAGCCCGCCGTTCACCGTATGGTGAATCTCGCAGTTCTCCATGAGGAACCGGTCGCCGCCCTCGGCCAGGGCCACGCCCTTCCCGGCCACGTTGCGTATCTCGAAGCCGCGCAGCGTCGCATCGGGCTTGTTAACCAAGACGCCCACGGCCGTCGCGTCCGCGCCGGTCATCTTCTTACCGTTCCAGCCGCCGTCAATCACCGGCTTCTCGCCCGGCGCGGCAATCCACGTCGTCCCGGCCGGCGGTCGCAGCGGCTCGCTATAGACGCCCGCCTCGACGACGATGATGTCACCACTCTTGGCCACCTTCGCTGCGGCCGCCAGCGTCGGCAACGTGCCGCGGCCGCCGTCCTGTCTCACGATGTACTCAGTCATAGCTACTCCTTGCCTCGCAGTTCATTCACCCGCGCTACCAGCGCTGATGAGAAGTCACGTCGCCAGGCCATTGCAACCAACTGGCGTGCCCTGTCTTCGCGGGTGTCGCCGCTCAATTCGTCTCGCATGATGCCCATATCGAACGCGAGGTTGTCAATCTCGGTCACGTTAAACTGGCGGGCAATTCGCCCGGCCAGCGCGCTTTCCAACTTCCTGCTCGTCCGGGCGTGGGCGGGCGGCGGGTCATCCGTTCGCGGCTGCCAGACCGGCACAATCCCGGCCGCCTGTAGTTGCTGAAAGACGAGCCGCATCCCGGCCCGCCACTCGGCCATGACGATTTTCATACTGGCCAGTTCCTCCCGGTCAGCCGTCATGGCGTCGCGTAGCTCATCGATTTCATCCTGTTGTGCGTCCAGCGCGGTTCTTAATCTGTCCTGCCGCGCCTCCATCTTGGCCATGACCGACGGCGCAATCAGCGTGCGCCACAGCAGGAATAGCCCCGGCGTGGCCAGTCCTAGCGCGAGCAGGACGATGAGGAAGGTCGATTGCCAGTTATTCATGGGCTGTCTTCTTGACGGTGATAAGTAGCCCTCCGGTCACTAGCATGATGACATGGAGCGTCGCCATCGCGCTCCAAGCCTGGATGATGCGCACCTCATGTGCGCCGCCCAGCCATATCCACAGATAGAACGCCAACCCATTCAGCGCCCACATGGCCAGCGCCCCGGCCCACGGCCGCAACGCCGGCCGCGCTCGGCACGTCCAGACGCAGACCGTCAGCAACGCGGCGAATCCGAACATGTTGACGACCTGCAACGGACTCATCTCAGTACCTCCAGGCTGCCCGGCTCGCATGTTGTCGTGCTCATTACTCCGGCGCTACCTCAATCACCGCCTGCAAGTCCGCCGAGGTCGGCCCCCAGCTACTCGTCGTCAAGTACAGCTCAATCGCCTCCCCTGCTTCAAAACTCACCGCCGCCGTTTCCCACGTGTAGACCGTCGCCCCCGCGTCCAACACCGCCGTCGCGCCCGTGGCGCTCCCCGCCACATAAATCTCCACTGTCGCGCTTCCCGCCGTCCGCGCCTCGTTCACCGTCACTCCCAACCCCACAATCGTCCCCCCGCGTGCCTGTATCGTTGCCCGTTGCCAGTTTTCCGCATTCCCAAACCGATACAGCCGAGTTGCGCTCTGATTCGCGCTCAGGTTGTCATCTCCCCAGCCGACCAGCAGCCAGCGCCGCCCATACGACAACCCCGCCGCGCTCGTCGTCAACCCCACCCGTTCCAGCACCCGCATCTGCCGTTCCAGCTCCTCCACCCGGCTCAATAAATTCCCGTCCAGGAACTGTGGCAACAACGTTCCCCCCTCCAGCGGCCGTCTACGTCTCATGCCTCCTCCACCACCAGGTCGCACACGTTCTCGTCTGGAAAGAACTCCCGCCCCATCACTCGGAACAACCCTCGCGTCCCGCCAAATCCATACGTCGGCAAACTCACCGTCACCCCGTCCCCCAGCCCATACTCCGCAAACCGCCCCGGCTCACGGCTCGTCACCTGCAACCCCACCACCCGCCGTGGCCACGCGCTACTCTCCAGCGTCGCCCGCAGTGCCGCGTCTAGCGCGCTCTGCTCCGTCACCTTCACCGTCTGGAACCCCTCGCGCAGGTCGTGCAGCGCCGCACTCTCCGTATTCGCCACGCTGCCATACAGCCGATCCCTGTCACCCCACCCGCTCCCATCTGTCGTCCCGTAGACGACATTGACAATCGAATCCTCTTCCCGCAACCGCGCCGCCACCACATTCGCCCCCTCCACCAGCGCCACCCCCGGCCGGTCAATTCCCCGCCGCTCGTACAGATTCACCACGAACAGAACCCGCCCGCCTGACTCCGAGGCCGTCACATCCACCACTACCCCGCCCAGCTCCACCAAATCCGCCACCACGTCTTTCAGCGACGAATAGTGATACTCCAGCGAATACCCCTCCCCCCCCAGGTAAACCGTTCCCAATTGCAGTCCCGTCGAAGCCACCGCCGCCGCGTCCGCCAAAACTGTCTGTAGTACATTGCCCAGACTGGCCCCGCTGAATACCCGGTTCCGGCCCGATAGCCGCCACCCCAGCACCGCCTCGGCCGACCACGCCTCCACCGCCACCTCACTCTCACTCCACTCCCTCGCCCCAGTAATCACGCCCCCCCAGGCCGGTAGACCGTTGTCGAACTCCACCAACAGGCGATTCCCAAACCGCAGATACCGCTCCTGCAACTTCGAATCTGTCTTCGCCAGCACGAACGACAACTGCCCCACCTCATTAATCACCCACGACACCTTCTCCAGCCGTGGCTTCAACTCCGTCAGCACCCTCCCCGTCACATCCGCCACCAATAGCCGATACGAAACCCCCACCGGCGCCCGGAACAGAAACACCGCCGACGCAATCAACGGCCCACGATACACCCCCGCCGCGTGCCGCCGGTCGAACTCGTCCACCACGCCGTCTGGCCGCGGGGCGACCCTCCCCCCCGCATAGCTCTGGGCGCTGCGTCGCTTGTTCTCCGAATCAATCGCCATTAGGCATACTCGCCGCGAGTGAATGTCGTACCGTCGTCGCTCAACGCCGCCGTCGCCACATCACTGCTGTTCGCGTCGTTCCTCACCTTGTCCGCGCTGGCCGTCGTCGTCCGCGCGTTCCTGGCCAACATGAACAGCCAGTTAATCTTATCCTTCAAGCTGCTCGTCGCCGCCGGCACACTCCCCGGCTCCGCATACGTGTCCGTTGCCAGCGCGTCCACCACCTGCGCGTTGACATCGGCCGCGCTCAGGTCATTCAGCGCCGCGATACTCCCCGGCAGCGTCGTCCCCGTGTCCACCAGGATGTCATCCACAATCCCGTCTACCGTCGCTAGCGCCGCTGCCGTCGCCAACCCGCTCTGAATCTCCGTCACCGCGCTCGCCGCAATGGCGTCGCTGTCGATGGCGTCGGTGGCGATGCTGGCCGCCGTGATCACCCCGGCCGCCAGTCCATTGACCGTCGTCACCGCCGTCGCCGTTGCCGTCGTCGTTACCGTCGGGATGACATTGTTTGTCCCCGCATAACCCGTGCCATCGAAGAAACTTTCGGCGTTGTTGGCCGCCGTCGCGTCCGTGCTGATGGCCGTCACATCCGCGCTCACCAGCCCCCCGGCCGTGATAGGCACGGCCGCCCCCGTCGAGGTAACATTCGTTGCCGCCGTCAGCGTCCGAGCCGCCGTAGCCCAGACCGCCGTCCCAATCTCCGTTGCCGCGTCAGCCGCCAGTTCGCTTGCGCCAATAGCGTCAGCCGCAATCACGCCGGCCGTAATCGCCCCGCTCCCCCAGGCCGTTCCGCCGGCGTTGACGACATTCACCCCCAGCTGCGCCGTCGAAGTGGAAACAGCCGCGCCCGCAATATAGGTCGCGTTGGCATCCGCCCGGCCGCTGCTTAGGTTGACCTCGCCCGTACCCGTGCCCGATTTCAGCGTCACTTTCGGATACCCGGCCGTGTCCGGTGTAGCCACCGCCGTGCCGTTCCACGCCGTCACATCCACGTCGATGTCACCGGCTTCCACCGGATACAGCACAATCGTCGTCGTCTTCGCCCCGGCCGTGCCACACTTGACGATGATCGCCACCGTGTCGGCGTTCATTTCCGTCGAGGTCAAGTCCAGGTAGTAGACGCCACTGGACGTGGCAATCTCAGTCGCCTCATTCGTGCAGTCCGTGAACGTGCCGGAGTCCTTGCTAATCTCGCTGTCCGGGCTAGACGCGCCCGTCACCAAATCCCCATCCGCGTCCAGAATGGGGAACGTCACTCTATACGCCGTGTTTTTCAACGGAAACGGTCTTGCGTCAGTCGATGCCATCTCTCACCTCACCAACCCTGATGTCCATGCGCTCGCCCTACCCCCGGCACCAGCCGCAACCGCGCCACCGTCGGCTGCCCCGCCCCCCCCGCCGCCGGCGTGTACGTAATATCCACGTAGAGCGTCGTGCAGTGCAGCTGCCGGCCTTGCGAGTTGCGTATCCAGAATTTCAGCCCGCTCCCCCACACCACACTCAGACTGCTATGCGTATAGGAGAAGTCCGCATAGTTGTTCGTCGCCGTCAGCACCCCCAGGCCCGACTCGCCTGTCTGCGTCCCACCCCCATTCGGCGTGAACGTGTACCCGATCCTGAAATCACAATCGCTTGCTCCACCGCGCTTGCAGCGAGCGTGGACCACAATCTCTGTAATCGTGTCGCCGGTTGCTATACTCGGCGAACACGCAAAATACTGATACGTGTTGGTCGTCGTGCCGCTCTGGATGTAACTCGTCGCGTCATCATCCGGCGAAGTCACCGCCGCCACCTTCGACCCCCCGGCCGCCAGCGTCCAGTCATCCGGCGCAGTTGTCCCGCTCGCCTCTGCTGTCGTCGTTGCCATCTCTAAACCCGATACCTCCGCTCAAACGAGATATCCACGTCCACCTCCACCACCCCACTCTCCGTGTACGCCAGCGTGTTGCTGCCCGCCTGCAACCGCAGCAGCCACCGCCGCACCCCCTCCACTGTATCCACCGCGTTGTACGCGTCGCTCCCATCCGGCAGCGTCACCTGGTGATTCTCCACGTCAATCTCAATCGCCTCATCCACGTCCAGCGCCGCGTCCAGCGCCAGGCTCTCCCCCGTCGTCTGGTTCGTCAGCGTCGGCTGCAACCGATACGTCTGCGCCTCCGACCCTAGCACGACAAGCGGCGTGTAACTGCTGTCCAGCGTCACCGTCACGTCGGCGCACTCGACGCGCATCGGATAACTGTTGCTTCCATACCCCCGCAGCGCCAAAAACACGTACCGCGTCCCCGCCGGCAGCCCGGTCACATTCTGGCTCCAGCTATTCCACGTGCTGTTCGTACTAGCGGGAATCGTGTAAAGAACTCCCCCCGCACCCTCCACATACGCCCTGAACCAGTCCGATCGCCCATGCCAGAACTCCCCGTTCTGGAAATTCGCCGCGCTAATCCCGCATGGATTCGAGAACTGCCACAGAATCCCTAGCACCGTCTTCGTACTCCCATACACGTTGTCATACAGCCCCAACTCCTGGCACACCACCGCATTCGGCCAGACGACCGTGGCGCGATTCTCGCCATAGGTCGAACCTGCCTGAACCTCCCCCCTCACCCACCCTCCGGCCCGCGTCGTCTTCAACCGGAAATTCTCGACCTCCGCAAAGTCGTCATAATCCCAGATGCCATTCGTGCTCGTCGCCAGGCTGAAGATCGGCTTATAATCGTCATCCGGCTCAATCGCCGCCTTCCCCGCGTCCCCATACTCAACCCAGACCTCATGCTGCAACCACGTCACCGCGTCATCCGCGTCGTGCGTCGCCGCCGTCGTCCCCCGGCTCGCCCGCGCCACCCCCGTGAACGTCCGCGTCGCGTTACTCTTCCCCGTATACGCAAACACCTCGCCGTCAATCAGAAACAGCCCGCTCTCCGGCCAGTTCCCGATCTCCTCATTCACCGTCACCGTCGACACCGCCCCCGCCCCCATCGAACTCGCCAGCGTCCCCACCTGCGCCGCCGCCCAATTCAGATTCACCCACACCTTCGTCGTCGCCGTGTCCGCCCCGTCCAGCCAGTAGTCCACCTCCACCCCATCCACATACACCCGGATGTCGTCCCCCCCCGCGTCCGCGAAGTTGGTGCTGGCGACACGCGTATCCAACCCGTTGTTCGTGATGTCCGTCGGATAGTTCGTCGCCGGTTGACTCGCCCGCCACCCCACCGCCGCGAACAGCCGATACGGATTGATGCCCGTCGCATAATCCCGCGGCGTGATCGCGATCACCGGATAGGCGTCATCGTTCACCGCCGGATCGCCGTTCACGACTTCCAGCGTCTCCCCACTTGACGTGATATTCCACGCATACGTCGTCGGCGTCACCGCCCGCCACAGCACGTCCCCATCCACCGCCAGCGTCGTCACCAGCGTCAGCCCATCGCCGTCCTCCTCGTGAATAATCGAGAACGGCATCGCCTCCACGTATCGCTGATTCTGGCCGTCATCGTCGGCGATGATGAACGACTGCGTGCTGTCCGTGATAAACCATGCATACCACTGCTGCTGTAGCGCCCGCTTCGTGCTGGCGCTCGTCTGTACCAGCAGCGTCGTGTGCAGCACCAGAAACCGCGGTGGCAACACCACCCCTCCAATCACCGCCGGTGCGCCCGTCCTTCCCACCAGCTGCGGCTCCGTCTCGGTCGGCGTCTGGCCCGGAGCCGTCAGCCACGTGCGATAGTTCTCGCCGTCGTTGATGTCGTGTCCGCCAAAGCTGACAACTATCATCGCCCGTATCCTCTCAATTGTTCCAGCACACTTGTTCCGCTCGCTGCTGGCAACATCACCTGCCCAATCCGCACACTCCGGTCAGTATTTCCCCCACTGCCCGCGGCCCGCGCCCCCGCGTTCAACCCTGCGTTCATCCCTCTCACCACCGCCCGCTCAATCGGCCGTACATTCCGGAATGGCCCGACATACCCCGCCACACTCATATTGCCCAGATACGTAAATGCCTTCGAAGGCGACCCAATCCCCAGTGCCCGTCGCGCCGCCTCCAGCGCCGCCTCCGCAATCCGCCGCGCCTGATCGGCCACCCAACTTAGGCCCGCCCGCAGCGCGTTCCCAATCCCATCCACGATCCCCCGCCCAATGCTCCCCCAGTCCTGATTGAACGCCCCGAAGATCGCCGAGACGATGGCGTTAGCAATACTCGTCAACGTCCCCAACGCGCTCTGCAGCAGCCCCGCGATACTGCTCCACGCCGACTGCCACAGCGACTGCAACATCCCCAGGAAACTGCTCCACAACGTCTGGATCGCACTCGTCACGCTCTGCACCACATTCTGAATCGCCGCCAGCGCCGCCTGGATAAGACTCAGAATCGCCGCCCACACACTCTGCGTCAAAGTCTGAATCGCCGTCCAGATGCTCTGCCAAAACGCCTGCACCGCACTCCAGACACTCTGGATGAGCGACTGAATAGCCGTCAAGTCACCCTGAATCAGCGCCTGGATGGCATCCCAGATAGCCTGCGTCACGGCCTGAATCGCCGTCCAGGTCGCGTCCCAAAACGCCTGCACCGCCGACCACACTGCCATAATCACCGCCTGGATGGCCGACAGGCCCGCTTGAATCAGCGCACTCATGGCGTCCCAGATAGCCTGCGTCGTCGCCTGGATGGCACTCCACACCGCCAGCCAGAACGCCTGCACCGCTGTCCAGACCGCCGTGATAATCGCCTGGATAGTCGTGATGGTCGTATCGATGAACGCCTTAATCGCCTCCCAGATAACTTGCGTCACCGCCAGCAGCGCTGCCCACGCCGCTTCGATGAACGCTTGAATCGCGCTCACAATCGCCATCAACAACGCGCTCAACTGCTCAAACCAGCCGACAATCGCGTTCACCATATCCGGCACAATCGACCCGCCCACCAGCGTCTGGTACAGCGCCGTGAAGAAGCTAATCACCCCTTCCACCAACCCCTGCACAAATCCGATGACCGCCCCCACCAGACCCTCAGCCAGGCTAATCACCCCGTTGACCAGGTTCGTCCAGATGGCGACAATCCCGTCGCCCATCTGCTGCAACCCCTGCTGCACTAGCTGGCTGTTCCCGGTGAACAATCCTACGATGGTGTTCCAGAACCCCGTGGCGAAGGTGATCAATCCGGTGAGGATTCCGATCACGTTGTCGATGGCTCCCATAATCCCTGTCACCAACGGCCCAAACGCACCGATAATCCCATTCACCACCCCGATGATAACCCCCAGCACCGTCATGAACGCCACCCCCACCGCCGCCAGCGCGACCCCTATCACCTGTCCCACCAGTGACACAATCGGCGACAGCGCCTGGAACAATGGCCCCAGGCTCTGCCACAACGTCTTGAATGATTCGACAATCGGCCCCGCGCCCGCAAACGCCGATTGAATCGTCGCGATCATCCCCTGAACCGTCGGCCCGATGATGCCCACCACCGTTTGAATCACCGTTTGAATCCCGCCCCATACCGTTTGAATCGTCGCTTGAATCGTCGGCCATTGGGTATTCCACCACGCGATGATGCCGCCCACCACCGTTTGAATCGCCCCCTGCAACCATACAATGACCGCCTGCGTCTTCTCCTGAATGCCCCCCCAGTTCTGATTCCAGGCCACACCCAGCCCGACCACCGCGGCGATGATCAGCCCCACCGGCCCCGTCAGCAGCGTCATTGCCCCACCCAGAGCCGTTGTCGCAATCCCCGCGGTGCCAAATGCGGCGACCAGCGTCCCGACCGTAGACACCAGCGTCCCGGCCACCATCAGCACCGGCCCGATAGCCGCCACTAGCGCCACGATTCCCACCACCACCATCTGCGTCGCCGGACTCATCTCCCCGAATCGTCCGATTAACTCCGTTACCTTGTCCACAACCGGCTGCATCGCCGTCATCACCGCCCCCAGCGCCGGCAACAACGCCTGACCCAACTGCTGCCCCCACACCTGCACCTGCACCGCCGCCTGCTGCATCGAGAACCCGACCGCGTTCACCCCCTGCGTCTGCGTCGCAAACGCCGCCGCGCTCGCCCCGGCCGCGTTCCCCATCGCCGCGATGTTCGATGTTAACTGTCCGGCCAACGGCCCCGCCAACGCCATCGCCAGTGTCTGCCCCTCGATGCTCCCGATGTAAGCCTGCAACGGCATCCCGCTCGCCGCCGCCGCCGCCACGATCGCCTGGATCGCGCCGCTCAACCCCAGCTGCTCCACCATCGCCTGGCCGCTGGCAAATCCCATGTCCTCGAGCAGCCCGGCCATCGCATCAGTCGGCGCCATCAGGCTTTGCAACACGCCGCGCAGCTGCGTCGCCACCTCGCTCGCCCCGCCCGTGACGCCTACGCCCGTGGCCATGACAGCGAATAGTTCCTCCTGGCTGACACTCAGCGCCGAGGTCAACGGCGTCACCGCGCCGATAGCACCCGCCAACTCCGGAAACGTCGTCTGCCCCAAACTAACCGTCAGCTGAGCCAGATCCGCTACGTGTTGCACCGCCTCGGCCGACGTATCCCCATACGCCTTCGTCACCGCGCTCGTCAGCGCAATCGCCTCGCCCGTCGTCGCCAACCCGGCCGCGGCCGCCACAGCGTTAATCTCCAGAATGGCCAGGCTATCATCCGTCGCCCCAAACGCGCTGACGACCTGGTACAGCCCCTCCGTCAGATTCCCCGTACTCTGCCCCACGGAAATCGCCATGGCCTGCACCGCCGGCCCCCACATCTCTACGCGCGCCCGTGCACCGTCGCTCAACGAAGCGACATTCGCCATCCCCGCGTTGAAGCTCGTCGCCATCGCCACCGCCGCCACCCCCACCCCCACCAGCGGCACCGTCAATCCGGCCGTCATCCCCGCGCCCACAGACGACATCGTTGACCCCAGCGACTGCAACGACGACCCCGCGCCGCTCATCTTCTGCTCAAAGTCAGTTGTGTCGCCTATCAGCGCGACGACCATCTCGGCCAGTGTTGCCATTACTGCTTACTCTCTTTCTTGCTTCCGAACGCCTGCGCGATTGCCTGCCACTTCTGCTGCAATTCCTGCGGCGACTTTGCCGCCTTCGGCTCCCCTGCCCCGTTCTCGAACCGCGGCATAAAATCCTGTGCCGAGTAAGGCTTCTTCTGTTTCTTCGCGTCTCGGTTCACATTCGCCACCGTTGCCGCCACAATTCCTGCCTGCAAATCACCCCTTTCCGGGCCGAACGGCTCCATCTCATAGAACACCGCCCACTCCGTCAGCTCCGCGCTCGTCGTCTCGGCCAGCAGCCGGCTGACCGTCATACCCAGACTCGCCGCCAACCGAAAGTAGAACAGTCGTTCAGGCCGATTCCTGAAATTGAGACGCCGCCTCGGCCGATGCTTCCTCCGTCAGCCCATTCAGCTGCCGCGCCGCCTCAAAAACCCGGTTCAGCGCGGCCGCACTTTTCTGCCCCAGCGCCTCGGCATCCGCCTCGCTGAACACACGCGCCCCCGCCTCGTCCACCACACACAACGCCGCCAGCCGCGCGCGGATGTTTACCAGATTCGTATCAATCTTCTTGCCGTGCCTCACAACCGTCCCCGCCTCGAACGCGTCACGCTCCCCTCCCGTCAGCATCCGCACCCGCACCACACCGCCCCACTCCGGCACGTCCACATCCACGTGCGCCAGGTCAACCGCGCCCAGAATTGCATCACGCCCCAACAGTCCCATAGTCGTATCTCTCCCGTATGTTTACAGAGAGGGCGGAGTCACCCCCGCCCCCCTACTCGTCGCTCGTCACTACCCCGCCAGCGTCGGTGCGCCCGTAATCTGCAACGTCACCTCAGCCGCCAGCTCATCCTCAACCGCCGCCGACGGCTTGAACCCCGTCACCAGCGCCGTGAACTCCCATGTCGTCGCCCCCGTGTCGGAGAAGATGAGTTGGAAGTTGCGCTTCGTCCGGCCAATCATGTCCTCGATGAGGCCGCTGGTGTAACCCTGCGTCGCGTTCGTTGGGATGAAGTTCAGGTCGAACGACACCTCGCCGCCGGTCAATAGCGTGCCGATGTATTCGCGCCAGCCGCCGCTGTCGTGGCTGGTCACTTCCTTGGCTTCCAGTTCCAGTTCCGGGCCTTCGATGTCCCGAACTTCTGCGATCGTTGTGAACGTTTCCGAGGTCGTGCCGTTGCCGATCTTCAACAGCACGCCATATGCCGCCAATGCTCCAGTCGTCATCTTGACTCACTCTCCTCAATCAAAATTATCGGCGTGCCATCCGATTCGGCAGTCGCCGCACCACCCATTTGAATACCATGCACCACCCGCAGGTGATTCGCCATCACCAGCGCATCCAGCGTCGCGTACGCGCACAACTGACACTCATAGTTCAGATACCCGTGCTTCCATACCGACCGCTTGAACAGCCGCGCGTCCTTCGTTCCCGTCTTCTTCACGTGGCCTCCGTATACCAAACCATAAAGTCCTGGCGCACGCTGTACAGCCCCTCCGCATCGCCGTACTCGTCCGCGTCCGTCTCCAGCCAACTACCCTGTATCACCAGCCCGCCCACCGTTCCCATCACCCCCTCCATCGACTTCCGCACCGCCGTCGCCAACACCTTGACATCGCTGTAGCTCCGTGCCACACACATCACCTGCATCCGCGCCCGAGCCAGCCCCGTCGGCGCGGCGTGCGCCTTCACCCGCAACGCGCTGATACGCGCATAGGCCACCGCCGGCAGCGCCGCTTCCTGCGGAATCTTCTGCGGATAGATGCGCGTAGAAACCAGCGCCGCTACCGCCACGCTTGTACTTAACCTGCTGTACACCGCCTCTTCTAGTTCTGCCATGCCCTAGCTCAACGCCTGCACAATGACCTCGCCCACTCGCTGCGCCACCGCGTCCGCCCCCTCGTCCACCGCTGGCCGCATGAATGGCTCCGGGGCCATTCCCCCCACCGTGTGCCCCGCGCTGAACGCATCCCCGCCCCCCCAGCTCAACGCCTTCTTCCGTACCGGCTTCACCAGATGCGCGCTCGTCCCCGTCTCGAAAAAAGCGTAGTAGAACTTCTCCTTCAGCGGCCCCACATAAGCGGTCGAGCCGTCCATATCAACCCCAATCCCCGGCCCCGGTGCCATCGAGACCATCTTCTCCTGCAACACCTTCGCCCCCTCTTCCACCGCCTGCGGCAACACCGTCTTGGCCTTCGGCCCCAGAGCCTCCAGCACCCGCCGCACCTCATCCATGTTCTTAATCTCGATTCGAATCGCCATCAGCTATTCACCAGCTCCCGGCACATCAGCTCAATCTGCTCATCCCGTTCCAGCCGGTTAATCACACTGTCCACCTCGAACCCCCGTCCATCCTCCAGGTACACCCGCATCGTCGGCACCACCCCCGTCCGATAGCGGATAAGCACCCTGTGGCTCACATCCGCCTGGCCCTGCTTCGCCTCCATGTACTCGCGCCCCCGTAGCGGCTCCACACTGCCCCACACCGTGGCCACCGTCGTCCAGGTCACGTCCTCTTCACCGAACGTATCCCGGCTCACGCTCTTGCTTTTCAGTGTCACCCGATGTCGCAGCCAGCCCGCTCTCATATCACCACCTAAACACCCGATACGGCATGAGCAGCACGTTCACTCCGAACGGCAGTTCCATAACCGTCACGCCCTGGGCCACTAGCACGCTCTCCCGATTCTCATACAGCGTCCCAATTAACAGCAGAATCGCCTGCTTAATCGCCTGCGGCACATTAGCCGCCGCGCCGTATCCCGCCACGTAGCGCACCCTCACCCCGCTCGTCGCCGCCAGCGTCACGCTCGGCCAGCTCTCGCCACTCTTCAGGACCACCCGCCCCCGCGTCGAGTCCGTGTCCACCGCGTAAGCCGTCGAGCTAAACGTCGCCTCAACCGCAGCCTCATCCGTGTACTTGATAGACGTGATACTGGCCAGTGGCGGCATCGGCAGCTGGATGACATTCCGGGCCGGAAACGCATCCAGCACCAGCTCCCACGTCTGCGTAATCAGCGCCCGCCGCAAATGATTCTCAACGTGCATCCGAGCCACCGTGATGAGCGTGCCTATCAGCGTGTCGTCCGCCGTCGTGTCCACACGCAAATGCGCCTTCGCCTCAGCGCTCGTTACCGGCTCCGTCGCCGGCGCTGTAATCAGTTTCAGCGCCATCACTCACACCTCGTCATAATCGACCGCCCAGCGGCCCGGCTCTAACCGGTTGAACAGCACGGACAACGCCGGCTCATACCGAATCGAATCCGCAAACTCTCGCCCCAGCCACTCCCCCACCAGCCCGTCGCAATACGGCGCGCGCGCTGGGTCGAATTCCGCCTGCCTGAAAATCTCCCCTGCCACAAAACACTGCTGCAACCCCACCCCCCCCACTCGCATCATCTCCGGCGCGGCCACCAGCGGCCACGTCGGATGCGAATAGCCATTATCCGACCGCGCCGGCGCACAATGCCCGCGCAACATACTCACCACCACGATCCGCTCCCCCATCCGCTCCACGGCCCCCAACAGCCCATCCTCATACAAATCGTCATCACACAACACCCCATACCGCTCCCCATCCACAATCTCCCCGCCCTCCACAAACGCCCGCAGCTTGTAGCAAAACGGGTCAGCACCCCCCGGCACATCCACCTGCATCGGCCGCACCCAGTCCCGCAGACAACTCGCCGGGAACTTAACCGACCCCACCAGCGGATGCCACGTCAGCGCCACCCCCTGCCGGGCCAGATGTCCCACCAGAATCGGCGCGTTCTGCGGCCGCGAGAACGGTGTCACCACGTGAATCACCCCACCACCTTGAACGCGCTCGCCGCAATGTCCCACTGCGACGCAATAGCGATGTCGTACCGCTCTAGACAGCCCGCCCCGTCGAACAGATAGCGCATCCCGTCCGGCATAATCCGCCAGCAATCGACCGGATAGCGGTGCTCTGGAAACTGCCAGTGCGTTACAATCGCCAGCAGCCCGCCGGGTTTCAACACCCTCACCAACTCCGGCACCCACCGCCAGATGGCCTCCACGTGCTCCATCGTCGAACCGCTCAATACCACATCAAACGTCCCGTCCTCAAGCGGGAACCGGTAAGGGTCGGCCGTCACCACGTCCACATTCGGCCCCGCCGCCATGTCTAGCCCCGTGTACTGCCAGCCCTTCTCCACCACCATCGGCCGGTACGTTCCGTTCACGTCATACGAACCCACGTCCAGCGCCCGCGCCCCATGGCCCGGCCCACGCCCCAGCAGCCCTCGCATTGCCTCCCATGCCTCAGCGTGCATCTATGATTCTCCCCCGACCCGCTTGCGCCGTCCCTTCGTCATCACTGTCCGCTCCGGCGCGACAACCGCCGCCGTTTCCGGTTCCGGCGGCTCCGGCACTTCCGTCACATACCCCGCTCGCATCAAATCGCTCACCAGCGTCCGCCCCAGCTCGTACACCTGGCCGCGCGTCAACCGCCGGCTCCCCTGGCCGTCCATCACCACCACATCCTGCATGGCCAGAACCCTCACCGTATCCGACATACGACCTCCAAATGCCCGCAGCCGCAATTCCCCGTCCCAGTGGTCGCAACACACACTAAAATCCGCGACCGCCATCACCCCCGCGTATAAACAGTCATACGCAAACGGCAAATCCCCCGCGCCGTCGTCACCGCCTCGCACCGGGAACCGCTCCACCACGTCCCGCCGAATCAGCGTGCAACCCCATCCAACCCCACACACCCGCGCCACACCCTGGAGCAGCGCCGAGGCCAGCTTCGCCGGATACAGCGTCAGGCTCTCGCCTAGCGCGTGGTCCCCGATATACTCCCAGGCGTTCAGCACCCAGGCCCCATGCCGTAGCATGTAAACCCCGTAGACCACCCCTGCCCCCGTCCTCTCCATCGTGTCCCACAGCCGCTGCACCGCGTCCGCGTCCGGCAACGCCATATCGTGCTCGAACGTCAACCAAACGTCGCCGTCCCCGTTCAGAAACGATTCCCGCCCGCGCTGATACTGCGCTACCACGTTTCGCATCTGCCGGCCCGGCCATGGATTGTAGGTCCCGATCTCCCACTCAATCTCGCCGTCGAACACCTGTTCTTCCACCGACACGCGGCACTCGCGCCGAATAACCGGCTCGCCGTCCGCCTCTAACCATGTCGGTGTAAACACCACAACCTTCGTCATCATCACCCCGTTGCCGGGGCGAGTGTTACCCCGCCCCGGCGACTGGTCAGACCACTACCATTACGCTGTCGGGTGCGTGGCGTACTGAACCGCCTCCGCCTGGAGCACCTTGTAGACGGCTCGGAAGCCGTACTTCAAGTACACGATGCCATCCGTGGTGTACGGGTCGCGCAGGAACGTCATGCCCGTGCCCTCGCGCATACCCACGTAGTTCATGTTGCCGAAGATGAGCGACTTGGCGCTGGCCGCAATGGCCGAGGCCGCAGTGCTGTTGTACACCGGGAAGCCCCAGACCTCCGGGCGGCCGCGGTCACTGCCGGCCGGGTTCGGATTGAATAGGAACGGGTTGCCGGTCAGGCCGCGAATCAGCCCCTCAGTCGCCCGCGCCATCACCCAGGCCGCGCCGTCGGCGTACTCGCCGGCCAGCTTGTAGACCAGTTCCGGAATCTCCGTCGCGCCAATGGTCGCGGCCGCGTCCAGCGTCAGCCCCGCCGTGCCGCTGGCCCGCAACTCGGTCAGGAACAGCGTGTTGTGCGTGGCCGCCATCGACCGGCCGACGAAATTAGCGATGAATGCCAACAGCTGGCTGTCCTCGTCCTCGAGCAGTTCCTCAGTCAGGGCGATCTTCTTGGTGTACTTAACCAGCGTCATCGCCACGGAACCCAGAGCCGGCCAGTCACGCTCATACACCTTCGAGTAATCGTCAATCTGCTCCAGCGTCGCAGCGAAGGCCAGGTCGGCCTCAGCGTCCACCGGCACATTAACCGTCAGCCCCTTGCCCGGGATGCGCATCACGCCCATCTGGTTGGCCAGCATGTCCTCATCTCGCCGGGCGATGATCTGCCGGTAGTGGCCGGTCGGCACGGCGTTCAGACCATCGGCCGCGGCCGCTTCGTTGGCAATCGTGTCATTGGCCGCGCGCCACTCGCGCAGGTCGCGGTCATTGCCCGTGCGGATGTAGCTGGCGATGGCACGCGCTTCCGAAGGCTCGCCCAACCGCGTCTTGTTGTACGCCGGGGCCTTGCGAGCCTCGGTCGCGGCGGCTTGCGTGCCCGCGCTACGTTCCATCTCTGCCTCCATCTCCGCGGCCTCTTCCAGCCGCGCAATACGCTCGGCCAACATAGCGGCCGCGGCCTTAAGGCCCTCGTACTCCTTCTTCTCGTCGTCCGTCAGGTCGCGCTCTTCGCCCTCGGCCACCTGGTTGACCTTCGTCATCCCGGCGATTGCGGCGGCGCGTTCCTGGCGCAGCTCTTTCACAGTCTTCATCTCGCTACCTCACTCAAAATTTCAATTTCACGTTGCCGCGCTGCCCGCCGCGCCCGCGCACGCGCCCGCTCGCCCTCTTCTATCGGCGTCCTCGCCGTCGAATTCGCTTTCAGTTCCCCCGCCCGCGCCCGCGCCTCCGCGCTCGTCTGCGGATAGGCCGGATATGTCACCACACTCACGTCGAACAAATCAACGTCCCGCAACACCCGCACCAGAATCCCGTCTTCCTCCACCCACTCATCAGACCGCACGTAGAACCCGAACGACATCTGGTTAATGTCGCCCCGGCGCATACTCGTCAACAAATCCGCCGCCCACGTCGTCGCCGGCGGCTCCGCCTCAATACTCAGGCCCCGCTCGTCCTCTTCCAGTGTCAACGTCCCCGCCCGGTTGCGCCCCAACACGTACTGGCTGTTGTGGTCCCACAGCGCCCTCACATCGTTGTCTACTACGCTGCGCTCAAACGCCCCCGGCGCAATCCGCTCCCGGAACCCACCCAGGTCGAGGCTCAACTGCCCGAACACAGCCGCATAGCCCCGAATCGCCGGCCGGCGACCTTCCACCTCCCGAATCTCCAGCCGTTCCACCGGCCACGCCCGTCGTTCCATTTCCTGTGTGCTGCTCATAATCACCCCGCTACCACCATGCAATCGCACCCGTCATGCGCCGGCGCGTGCCCTACGTCATTCCCTACAATCAGCGGCACCGCCGCGCCCTCCGGCAAAAACGACTGCCCCAGCGCTAGAAAGAACGAATCGATGCCAATCGTCCGCCCGGCCAGGCCGTCACAATACGGACAGTTGTCCCCAATCGTAATCCACCGCTTCCTCAGCACTTGCCACGCCCGATACAGCGCCAGCGCCAGCGCGTTGCTGGCCCGCACGCTTTCTTCACGCGCCAGATGCGCCGGTTCATTCTCCCGCAGCCGCAACAGCTCATCCTCAATTCGCCCTAGCAAGCCCTCATCAATCTCCGGTGCGGCCACCTCCCCCATGTCATCCGCCCGCCGTTCCCCGTCCGGCCCCCGCCGCAGCGCCTTGCGCACCCGTGCCCGCGTGCGGCCTACCTGCCGCGCTGCGGCCGCTGCCACATACGCATCGACGAACGTCGTCGCATCCGGCGCGCTGCCCTCTTTCCCCAGCTCCCGACCTGTCAGCGCCGCAATCTGCGCTGCATAACTTCTCACCACCGGCCGATATTGCCGCTCTACATAGCCCAGATGGTCATCATAGAACCGCTCTAGCCACGCCTCAAACTCGTCCACCTGCCCCTTCGCCAACAGCCGCCGCGCCGCATTGCCGATGTCGTTGGCCTCCCGCTTCGTAATCCGCGCCGCCACGTCCTCGTAAATGGGCAAGTACGCCACCTGCAACTCATGCCGAGCCGCCGCTGCGCTCCACTGCTCCGCCCGAACCTCCACCCCGTTGCGCAGCGCCACCGCCCGGCCCTCTTCCTTCCCCGGCTCCGGTTCCGGTTTCGGCGCTGCGTCCTCGGCTTTCGTGTCCGGGGTCGCGTCCCCGCCGGCCGGAATCATATTCAGCGGCACCAGGTACACATCGCCGCCGTCCACCGGGTTCATGTTCTCCATCTCCCGGATGTCATTGGCGCTCAACCATCCGTTCTGCCGGCCGATACTGTGCGCCTGATAGCGGCTCACCGTGTCGCCGCGCAACAGCGCATCCGCCAGAAACTCAACAAAGAGCCGCGCCCGCTCAACCTCGTTCATCAGCCGCGCGTTAATCGCCATCTGCCAACGCACCAGCCACGGCTCCAACGTATACGTCTTGAACTCAATACTCTGCTGCTCGATGTTGCTGAACGTCGCCCGCTCCAAGTCCCCGATCATGTGCGGCGGGACACGGAAAATGCTGGCAATCTGCGTCCGGTTGAACTTCATGGATTCGAGGAACTGCGCCTCTTCCGGCGGCACGCCGACCGCCTGAAACGTCATCCCCTCCTCCAGAATCGCCACCCGGTGCGCGTTGCTCACGCCCTCATGCCGCGCGCCCCAACTGGAACGCAGGTTGTCATACGCCTCGTCCGAGAGTTTCCCCGGATGCTGCAACACCCCGCCCGGCCGCGCCCCGTTGCCGAAGAACGCGCTGCCGTATGCCTCCACCGCCAGCCCCATCCCTACCAGCCGCCGCGAGAAATCGGCAATCGGCGAGTAACCGCGCACACCGTCCGGGCTGAGTCCGCGCACGTGAAAAACCTTCTCCCCCGCCAGCAGCTGCTGCTTCCCATCCGGCAGCCGATAGACATAGGTCAGCCCCTGGCTGCTGCGCCGGATGTCCTCCATCTGGTCAGGCCGAAGCGGCCACAACGCCAGAATCTCGCCGCCGTTGGAGTATTCAATCTCACAGTACGCATTCCCCCACAACGCCAGATGCCCCATCAGCGTTTCACGCCACTCGAACGCCGTCATTAACGGATTCGGCGCGTCGTGCAGCAACGCATACAGACTGCTCTCCGTCGCCCGGCGCTTGCCGCGCTCCTGCCGCTCGTAGACGATCAACGGCAACGACGCCACCGTCTCGGCCAGCACGCGCACGCAGGCGTACACCGCCGACAGCCGCATGGCCCCCTCTTCACTGACCCCGCCGCCGCTGCTCCCCAGCATCTGCTCCATCGACCGACGCGCCGCCGGTCGCGTCGGCGTCGTGTCCACTGGACGGTTAAACGCACGTACCAGGATACCCATTAACCCCGTCCTCTCCTGGCCCCGAGCACGGCCAACGTCAACAGCACCGCTCCGGGAACGGCCAGCGCCAGCGGCGGCCATATCAGGTACAGCCCCGCCGCCAGCAATATCAAACCAATAGCCCCCATCACATCGTATGCGTCCATAAAGCAAAAGGCGTCGCGGATGCCAACACACCCCCAACGCCCAACTATTGCAATTCTACAACAACGAACAGTACCTTGTCGCTATACTTTGTTTGCTCTTTCGACCTCAATCACCCCCAATCGCAGCCCCTCCATCACCGCCCCGCAGTTGGTTTTCGCCCCCAGCACCTCGCGCAACACGCGCAACTCCTGGTAAACCCACACCTTGCTGTACATCGTCGCGCTCGCAATGTCCAGCGCCGTCATATCCCGCGCCAGCAGCCCCAGCAGCCGCTCCTGCACCAGCGTCAACTGCACATAATTCCCAGTCATCCGCCTCACCTCACAATACACACAGACCTCACAATACACGCAGACCTCGCGTCCCGTAGACGCTCTCGCCACCGCCACTTGCCACCGTCGCCCGTTGCAACGCCATCAACAGCGCCACCACCCCGTCGATCTTCTCGCTGCTCCTCCCCTTGTCCGGCTTCAAATTCCCCGCCGGGTCACTCGTCGCCACCATGTTGTCGGCCATCCACGCCAACACCGGATTCCCACCATGATTCACCCGACGCTGGGCAATGGCCACCTCCAACGTCTTCATCGCCGGATTCATTGACACGAAGCCCTGTCGAAAATCCACCATCACCGCCCCCTCATCCCCCAGCCGATTGCTCACCGCCGTCGCATTCCACGGATCGAAAGCGATTTCCCTCACCTTGAACCGCCTCAAATCTTCCCGCGCCTGCGCCATGATGTACTCATAGTCCACCACATTCCCCGGCGTCGTCCGTAGCCACCCCTCCCGGATCCAGACATCATACGGCGCCCTGTCCCGCTTCACCCGCTCGACCACGTTGTCCTCCGGCACCCACATCCGACACAGCACATCCCACCGCCCCCCCGCCGCCGGAAATACCCACGCCAGCGCCGTCACATCGAGCGTTGACGACAGGTCAAGCCCGCCCCAACACTCCCGCCCCACCATCTCATCCTCCTCCACCGGCCCCAGGTTGCACTTGCGCCAGGCGTCCGGGTCAATCCACCGCGTACTGGCCTGCGTCCACACATTCAACTCCTTCTGCAGGAACCCATTCAACCGCGCCGGCATCCCCTTCGCCACCCGCGCCTTGTCCCTCAAATCGTCCAGCTTCTTGCTGACCCCCAGATTCGGATTGCTAAGATACCAGTTCTCCTCTAGCTCCCAATCCACCAACAGCCCCTCGTCCGTCCGATCTAGCGTGTAGATTGAACCGTGCCAACTATCGTCCACCAGCACCCCGCCCAGCACCTTCTCCGTGTAATCGTGGAACTGCCAGCATAGCGACTGGCGGTCACTGCCCGCCGTCGTCACCGCATACAACAGCGGCTGCCGCCTGGCCCCCGTCGCCGTCTGCAACACGTCCCACATATCCCCATTCGGATGCGCGTGCAGCTCATCCACAATCGCCCCATGCACGTTCAGCCCGTCCAGCGTCCCACTGTCCCGCCCCAACGGCTCGAACTTCGAGAACGTCCGCTCGCTGTGGATGTTGTCCTTGAACAGCTGCAACTCCCGCGACAGCGCCGGCGACTGCTTCACCATCCGCACCGCCTCCTGATGCACAATCCGCGCCTGATCGCGCTTCGTCGCCGCCGTGTAAATCTCCGCCCCCGGCTCCCCGTCGGCCGCCTGAAGGTACAGCCCCACACCCGCGCCCATCGTAGACTTCCCGTTCTTTCGCCCCACCTCCAGATAGCTCACCCGGAACCGCCGCGTCCCGTCCGCCCGCTTCCAGCCGAACAGATTCCACAGATGAAACTGCTGCCACGGCTCCAGCGCAATCGGCTGTCCCGCCCACTCCCCTTTCGAGTGCCGCAGCAGCCCGAAGAACGCAATCACCCTCCGCGCCGCCCGCTCATCGAACCACAGCCCGCGCGCGGCCCCCTCCCGCAGGTCACGCACATGCCGCTCGCAGGCCAGCCGCACCCACCGGCACTCCCGCCGCTTCCCCACCAGCACATCATCGATGTACTGCTCCGCGCCTGTCATCTAACCGCCTCGAACAGCAGGTCAGCCAGCGACGGCTCCGCGCTCTCCGTGTCCACCACAATCCGCGACCGCGCGCTCGGCGTCATCCCAAACTCCCGCGCCCACTTCAACAACTCGCCCCGCGCCTGGGTCATCAGCCCCGTCGCCGGATTCTGGTACGAGTTGCCCTTATCGCTCACCGCCAGCAGCCCCTCCCTCTCAACGATCTCCTTCGCCGCCACATACTGCGCCAACGTCTCGCACAGCATCGCCAACGCCAGCCCATCTAGCTCCGTCAGCAGCCCCAACCGGTGTAACCGCGGCGCAATCCGCTTCCACTCGCGCCGCGCCTCGTCACTCAACCACCGGGGCGCGCTCGGCAGTCGTTCCGCGTCCGGCTTCGGCTCCCCCTTCGGCAACGCCCTCTTGCCCGGGTTGCCCTGTAACACCTTCAACGCCGTTGGCTTCGGCTTCGGCCCTGTTATTCCCATCATCATCACCTCTCGTTCCTTCTAGCCCCCGGCCCTTTCAATCTGCGGCCGGAATAATTTGAC